GCAGAGTGACTTTATCTAGTTCTCTATTTAAAGTGCTTTAGCTTAGATTTTTCTCTTATAGTGTTTTGGTCAAGCATTGTAAGTATTTGTGACTAACATTTTTATATTTAGGTAGTGTTTTAGTGCTTTATATTTTAAATATTTTGCTTCTTTTCATAGATTTTAGATAATTATTTTAGATTGTTTGTTGTTTATTAACTCTTTGTATGTGTCTTAAATTTTAGTTTTATTTTTAAATTAGGTTTGTGTCTCGTTTTAAAACAAAATTCACTTTTATTTCTTTATTGAGTTATAGAGCTGTTGAAGTTTAGTAGAGAGCTTTATGAGGCAATACCGTATATGGTTGCAATATTACCATTTTTAATAAAAGTTTCTTTTTGGTTACGTTATTACTGATAGTAATGTAACTGGGTTAATTTTTCTGTGGAAAAATAAGGCCCGCCCCTCGTTGATGTTAATAGACAAAATATGCTAACGGACCATTATATAAAGATAATGCTCTTAGCTCATGCCATCGGTATTATAATTGTTACAACTTGTGTCATTTCCTGAAGTTTAAAGTAAGTTATTTAATAAACTTTTAAATAAAAATTTTATTCGTATTCCAAAGTGATATAGGAGCAAACGACAATTATAATAGCCTGTATGATCAAACATGACGTCGCTCAAACTTAACTAGATGAGGATCAATGTGCAGCATGGAAACAGTAAACAAAAAGCAGTCGATAGCATTAGACTCTAAAGTGCTACCAAGTCAGTGTATAGACTTCGAAAATACACACCAAGCTCAATTTAACCACGATGATTATAAATATACACCACCAGTGTATGACGTATTAGATAACGATGAGTACTACTTTAATAAAACTAGAAACAGGAAAATTAATATTCAGCCTCGTGTTTATAGAATATATTATCCCACAAATTCGACAATTAGAGAAGTAAGCAAAAGAGTTTTTGTAAATGCTAAAGGCAAAACTATTTGTATAAATGGTGAAGTTTACAAGATTATAGGTTTAAGCTCAAAGCACGAAGCCAATAAAGTTAAGAAAAATCTTCAAGCTTTCCAAGGACAATCAATGAATGTAGTAAACGGCATGAAAACAATTATAGCAGGTTTAGGTGTATTAGGTAAAGCTTCTAGTTTAAAAATTAGCGAATATTCTAGTTTAGTTTTAGACATGACTTGCTTTTTATTGGATTTAACGAAAATGGTTCAAGAACAGTTTTCTTTTATAAATTTAATTTCTATGCTCATAAATTTTTATAAAGTTGTTAACGGCTTGAACGGATTTGTAGGTCAGGGATTAGATGCGTGTATTTTTAGTGCAGCATCTTTGTTTATGCCTAAAGACATTTTTGAAGTATTAAAAAGAATAAACATTTTTTCTAATGTTAAATTTTTGGATGACCCAAGTATGCTATATTCGTTGCTCAACACAATTCTTAATTTTATAGACGTAGTTATCAAGAAATTACCTCTCGGCGATGATTTTAAAAAAGACATCTCAGAATATTTTGATTCTTTTCGTGATTATGGAGTTTATTTTAAGTTTAAAAAAGTTTTATTAATGGCCGATAAAGTGATTGCTCAACCTCGATTGGCAACAGACCAAGGTTTTCGTTTGTCCTTTCGTACTTATAATAAGGAATTAGAAGATAGTCCTCAGTATTTAGAATGGGTTAAAAGATCCAACACATTGAGTGAAGGAAGGGCTAGAATTAAAAGAATAGAGAAAATATTTGCATCTTACGAAAATGCACTGAGAGTAGAGCCAAGTTGTTTTGTATTTGAGGGAAAACCCGGTACTTTGAAATCTGTACTCATGAATAATGTTGTATCCAGTTTAAGGGAAGCAGTGTATTACCATAATATTAAGAGTGTAATGGACGGTAAAGATTGGTACGATTCGTATAATAATGAACCAGTTTTTGTTATGGATGATGTTGGCCAACAAGGAATCAGCCAGTGGAGGACTATTATTAATATGGTTTCTCCTGTTAAATTACCTTTAGATTGCGCTGAGGCATCATTAAAAGACACTAAGTTTTTTAATAGTGATAAAATATTAGTCACCACCAACAAATTTATTAATTTGACAGGTTTATCTAAAAGCGATTGTATAGATGAAATAACAGCCCTATGGCGAAGAGCGTATGTTTTTTATTTTGATTGTAAAAGAATCGGCGGTCGGTTAAGCGGTTCTATAAAGTTTATGCATTTCACGGGTAATACCAGTTCTATAAATTTAACTAGCAATCCAGGTATGAGTAATTTTGCAATAGGTTTTCCTAACGATGTTAGCGATTATTTAGCGGAAATTGGTTTAAAAATAGGAGCAACAGCTGTCCTCAATGCCAGTGATGAAGATCAGTTAATAAAGGTATCAGCATGGATGGCCGATATAGTTAAAGTAATTTCTGTAGTGAAAGAGAAACAGCGAGCTGAGAATGATATGTCAACTAATTTGGAAAGTATAGATAAATATAGAAGATTTTTAGGTCAATCGGGACGTGCGGAGCGCTATCATGATGCTACCCATTATGGAGATTCTTTGATTAATTCTGTCATGGGAGTTTATTCTACTGACAGTGATTATTCTATCTCAGATAGTGATAGCGATGATATCGATTATACTCGTTATGATACATATCTTGAAACATTACATAAAGAACAAACACCTAAAATACTTCCTTTCTTTCTTGAAACTGAAGAATTGAATCCCAAAACACGTGCAGGGTTTATGTCTTATATTGGAGAAGTCGTTAATGGGATGTATGAGTATATTGGCAAGTTGGCTAAAACATCTTTTGAAGCCGTTAAAAATTTGAATTTTTCTTTTCAAGATCCTAAAATTTTGATATGTTTTGTAATTACTTTTATGGTATCAATTGTAGCATCAATACTTGCTAACAAACGTGAAGCTCAGAAGGGGTTATTTGTCGGACAAGTAGATTTGCACCCATCATTAAATCATTTAGCAAAGCAAGTTTTTTGTATGAACATTCATAATCCCAGTGCTTCTATAGAAACCCATGGTTTAGTTTCAGGACATTGTATAGTTTTGAACTCCCATTCCGTTTTAGGAAATGAAGTTTACGTCACTATATATAAAAATAAAGAAATCAATCATATTTTGTACGACCATTGTAAATATAGAGTAGTGTATAGAAATAATGAAGATGATGTTGTAATATTACGTAGTACTGTAAATATGGCTACACCGTTTAAGAATTTGTCTAGACATTTTAAAATAAAACCAGTAGGAGTAGTTAACATGTCAAAAACATATTTAGTTAATACTGAAATAACTCCTCTTCATAGTATAGCAACAAATTTTAAAACAACAGACAGCTGGACTTTTAAGTATAAGCATGGAATTCCTGATTTTGTAGGACAATTGTGTGCAGAGAAGGACGTTTTTTATAATTTTCAACGTCCAGGAGCATGTGGTAGTGTAGTATTCGATGTAGATAATGGTGTTTTAGGTATGCATTCAGCAGGGAGTCCAGTAGTAGGGATTGGAGCTGCGCTGTTTTGGTCTAATGAAACAATTAATACAATAGCTAATACATTAAAGGAAGATAACCAATTCTTGTTAAGTGAAGAGATCAGCCAAAAAGATATACCAAATTTTAGCGGAATTAAAATTGATAAGAAAGTTTTCTTGAGTACTCCTTCTTCTTCAAAAATTATACCATCTCCTTTATATGAAGCGTTTCCCATCAGCCGTGTACCAGCCAATTTGCAAGTTTTTGGAAAGCATACGATAAAGGATGTTGCTAAGAAATCATTTAGTTCTATAGGAGATGTTAATGATAATGAGGTCGAATTTGCTGCTAAAGTTATAGATTGTATAATAGACCAATTTGATGTGATCTCAGAAGAAGAAGTAGTCAAAGGTAGTGAACTATTGGCAGGTTTAAATAAGGACTCCAGTAACGGTTATAAAACTCAAAAAGAGAAAAGTGTATATATTGATTTCGAAAATAAATGTTTTACACCAATTTTCAAGGAAGAATTAGCAAAGCTAGAAGAAGATATAGGAAATGGAAACATAACTTTGGATGATATTATGTGGGTAGAGTCGTTAAAAGATGAACTTAGATCAGTTACCAAAAACGGTGTTCCGCGTAGTTTTAGGATAGCACGTATTCACATACAAGTATTAACCAAAAAGTATTTCGGGAAGTTTGTTGAAAATTTAATGCGCACTAGAAAGTTTCATGGAATCTCTGTAGGTATTAACCCGTTTAGAGAATGGGATAAAATTTATGATTCTATCGGCGTGGCTAGGGACAAATCTTGGGCAAACGATATTAAGTTTTGGGACGGTAGTATGTTAGCTCAAGTTCAAACTAGAGTAAATGAGATAGTTATGGGAAAGTATATTGGTCAAAATCGTGTCGTAGCAGAATTTTTATTAAATTGTCTCGTTTACACTGTTGTGGGTGTCAATGATGATGTATATATGACTAATCATTCCATGCCTAGTGGAAGTTTTTTAACTGCAATATATAATAGTTTAGTAAATAAATTTTATAAAGGTATGTGGTATTTTCGTTTCTCTAAAAAGAAGACAGTCTCAGGTTTCTTTTCTGATATAGTTGATTTAGTTTATGGAGATGACACTTTGAATGCTTGCTTAGTTAACGATGAAAATTTGAATGCACTTACTATGTTAGAGTTTTTTAATAGTATAGGTTTATCGTGTACAACATCAACCAAGGGAGCAGTTTCAGAAGCATATGAATCTTTTAAAGATATTACTTTCTTAAAGAGGTCTTTTAGATTTCATCCTCGTTTAAATAAAATAGTATGTCCGTTGGATTTAGACACTATATATTCTTCATTGTCTTGGTATGACTCGACTAAGGTTATGGATGATGTTTTAAGAGATAAGATGCATAGTTTTCAAAGAGAAATGTATTTACACTATCATATATGGAAGGAATCAGTAGATAAGTTAGAAGAGGAGTGTGAAAAAAGGGGAGTTCAGTTTGTTCGGTTAACTGAATCTTATATCCAATCGTTGTATATTAACGAACCGGACGAGTGGAAAGAGTCTAGCTATTCCACATCTAAATATATGTAGATTGTGTGTGCGAAATTGCCTTCAAATTCTCTATCTACACTTTCTTAAGGGAAGGGTCGATCGCATGTACATTATTAATAGAATAGTAAATTTAGCTACTTAATTAATCTATAGAGTAGCATCTTATAAACAGATTGCAAGTATAAATAATAATAATAATAACAATAATAATAATAATAATAATAGTAATAATAGTAATAATATGGAAACAAATGACGATATTTTGCCTTCAAATTCTACAGCCAATCCATCTTCATTATTGAATAATAATATAACTCCAACCAATGTTTTATCAGCGCCATCCATAGACGAGGTTAGTTCAGTTAGTGCAAATTTTTTCTCATCCGTTAGAACTAGAACTTTAGTAGACTCAGGAGTTATTTATGATGCTAAACCAAAAAACACTAGTATTCCTGAACAAATGGGTATGGATTTTTCACGTATTTTGAATAAACCATTTTTAATTGGTAAGTTTAATTGGTCAACGAGTGATACAAGATATTCGTGTCCTTTAGATTTGTCTTTACCATCTGCCATTCTTCAAAATTTGCCGTGTGGTGCTTCGTTGCGTGTTCCTTTCGACGCTGCAGCTTTGTATAGAGCAAACCTTAAAATAATCTTACAAGTATCTGGTACTCCTATGCACCAGGGAACTCTTTTAGTCACTTCTGTGCCAAAGGGTTGTTCTTTATCTACTACTGGTGGCGGTCTTGCTTCTAGAATTAGTACTTATATGGCTGCACCTCACACTTTTTTATATGCTAATGGCTCATCATCGGTTTCTGTAGAGGTTCCTTTTTATGCTAATACTAAATATTTAGCTACTGATTTAAATTTAACTGCTTTAACAAATGACGCTTATAATGGGGATTTTGCTAGCTTGAGAGCTATAGTTATGAATCCATTAGCCCCACCTTCTAATGGCAATAGTACTTTGACTGTCGCTATTTACGTTATGTTTGACGACGCACAATTTTTTGTTCCTCATTCTGCCGTTACATTTGTTGCTCAATCAAAAGTAGTTAGCGGATTAATAGATGGTTTAACAACGAGAACTAAACAAATGGCTGAAGATTTTATCGATGCGGCGAGAGTTGTGTTGAGAGACTACACGGGTTTACACAACAAGAATCATCCAGTGCCACTTAATAAGATGATTACATCAGATAGAAATAATTTCAATTTAGTGGATTATGATACCAATTTTGAGAAGTTAGATCCATTTTCCGAGTTTACGAGAGTTTGTGCTGAACCATTATTCGAGACGAAACAAGATGAGATGATGTTATCATATATATTAAGTAAACCACAATATTTAGGTACTTTTAAAGTGAGCACTTCTACCACTGCCGGTAAAGTTGTTTGGTCAAGACCTATAACTCCGTTGCAAGAAGCAGTCATATCTAAAGAGTCTGTCCAGTATTCAACACCATTAGGTATTTTAGCTTTACTTTCTAAATATTGGAAAGGATCGTTGAATATACATATACAAAGTAATATGACGAATTTTCACTTTTGTAAATTAGTAGTAGCCAGAGATTATTCACCAGTACACGCGTCTTTGGAAAAAGTTCCGTTATTGGATGACGTAGCAAATTTGTTAGTAGAGAACATAGAATTTTCAGGTGGTGGTCAAGTTCAGACAGTAGTAATGCCTTATATGTCGATTTTTGATCAGTTAGAGATAACCACCGATTACCCGCTCAATGCTGTTCAACATGGTATGTATTATATATATTTGGACCAACCTCTTGTAACTAACGGCACGGTTTCCAATGATGTCGAATTTAATGTTTATATTACAGCAGGAGATGACTTTCAATTATTTGGTTATACTTTAAATACTTTTAATATGAAAACACTAACAAGTCCACCCGCAAATTTTGAAGGTCAATCGTTATTAAATACATCGGCTTCAGACGGTAGTTTAATGGCTAGAAATGGTAAAGTAACTGAACCGAAAGTATTTAATGACAATTTTCATCATAATTCTAGTATTAGAGATTATATTCGTAGATTTTACCCTAGTTTGCACCATCCTCTTAGTATATACCCATCTGAACCTACTCTTATAGCTGTTGCTGATTTATTGGGTTTAACTTCACATTATTCGGATCATTACACTCCTTTAGATATTATAAATCAATTATATTTAGGATTCACAGGTGGCTTAAAATTTAAGATTAGGTTGAACGGCGCGACAGATGCTAGCGTGATGTTTATTCCACCACAGATGCGATTAAAGATTAAAAATAATTTAGGTTATATTCAAACCGTACCATCGAATGTTTTATTATCTAATATTGATGCCGATACAACTCTTGCTAACACCGCAGTAAAAGAATCTACTAGATACAATGGTCCAACCACTTATCCGACAGTAGCAATAGAAACTAGCACAAAACCATTACTAACACCTTTGGAAAATGGAGTATTAGAAGTCGAAGGTGTTTTGCCTAACATGTCTCCTTTTAGATTTGTAGGAGATCTTAAAAACCATAATAATGATAACAATCAGAAATACACTAGTAATATAGATTTAGGGACTCTAGTAATTAGTGTTATCACCGCCAAAGTAGATCAACCAGCAGTTGGCACTATTTTTGTTGCTTGTTCAGATGAAAGCAGATTCGGTTTTCAAGTTTGTACTCCAACAGTTTTTGTAAATAATTTTTCTAGTGTATCAGGACCGCATTTACAGTACGTTTCAGCAAATTCAGATTATGCGTCAACTTATGTTCCTTATTCCAACCCCCAAAGTAGAGCACCAGCGTGCTAC